TAACAACCACACTCCCCTCGGGGAAGGTCGGCATGTATTTCGAGCGGCAGTGGTCTGGCGGGGACAGTACTAGCAGGTCTAGCCGACCTGTGAAACCAGTTCCTCTTGGCTCATTTCATGACCTCGTCATCTCTTCTGGGGTTCTGAACCTCAGAAAGGGAGACCGTGTTGTCCACATGGTCAACCTCCTCTCCCGATGGCGAAGTATGCGCGACTCGTATAACCGCCAGCTCCAAGCTTATTACAAGCAAAAAGCTGAGTGGCGTAAGAGTCTGAAGACAGAGCTCCATTCTTATAGTTTACGTCTTGTGTCCGAAAGACATGGAACGTGTTCGTATAAGAATATCCCGGGAAACTGGGGTAGTGAGTACTCTTCCTCTTCTGGTGCTTTTGGCCGAAGTTCTGGCCCGTCGCTCAACTGGGACAATAACGATGAGATATCGTTAGTAAACAAAGTCCAAAGTAAGCTCGACGGTGGGGTTGGTTTCCATCTCGGAGTCTCCCTCGCAGAAGCCGATCAGACCTTCCGTATGATCCGGGATAACGCAAAACGTTTCCGTAGGATCGGCGAGAGTCTGGTTGCCGGCGATATCAACAAGGCCTTTCGTGTTGCTCTGAACGGATCTTCCGCTCATCACATTCAAGGTCTTCGTGGATTGAAGACGGCCAGTGATAACTACCTGTTGTTCATGTTCGGCGTAATCCCGCTCGTTGACTCTGTCATCGATGCGGCGCGTCACTATGGATATAAGGCAGGTCGTGCTAAGGTAACAAGAGTTTCAGCAAAACGTGAGCTCGGTGCATCGGAACCTGGACCCAGTCATGGTTTTTGGACCCAAAGGGTATCCAAAACCATTAAGGGACAGGTCATCGCGTACATCGATACTGACGAGCTGACTGATGAAGAGGGCGCGTTTGATCTCCCAAGTATTCTCTGGGAACGCCTTCCTTATTCGTTTGTCGTCGACTGGTGGTTTAACGTCGGTAATTACCTCACCGCGTTACATACTAGTCGGTTGACATCTGGTGCACGATTCTGTCGCACCAAGACTACCCGCTATAGTGCTGGAGAGTACGGAAGTGGTTCGATATACGATATATCTACTATCTCTCCGTCTTCTTTTAGCACAGTGCAGGTTGAACGAACTATCAGCAGCGTGCTCGCTGTTCCTCCTCCGAAGATGAAGCCTCTGCTTCACCCCAAGTCCGAGGTCATGCTTACGCACGCACTCGAAGCCATTGCGCTTATCACACAGAAGAGTCATATCTTCAAGCCCGCGTTCGCAAAACTCGGGCTTTAGCGCACTGTTTTTAAACCTTTCTAAACTGGAATCCAAATGGCTAATATCGCCAACATTGTCGTCTTTGACGGCGCTGCAACTCCTGTCTCGCACACTCTCGTTCCGGTCGACGTGTCCAAGGACCCGAAGACTGGTGCAATCGTGGCGATCTGGCGTGAACAGGTGGCTTCGTTGCCCACCTACGCCCAGATCACTGCGACGCTTCGGCTCAGTAAGTCGAAGCGGAGTGGTGTGTGGAACACGGACTTCCGTGTCGAAGTCCCCGTGATGGAGTCGGTCAGTGGTTCCAACGCAGCCGGCTACACTGCCGCTCCGCGGGTTGCCTATATCGATACCACCGGTATCTATGGGCACTACCACGAACGCGGCACGATTGCCGGTCGTCGCCTCAGCCGCCAGCTCTGTGTGAACATTGGCAACAATGTTACCACGAGCGTGGCTGCTGCGACTGCCGGCGTCATCCCCGAACTCATTGACACTCTGGTGGCGCCGACCTAAGTCGGTGCTGCCTTTGTTCGTCAACCTTCCTTAAATTGGAGGTAGTATGTTTTCTATGAGAACTTGGGATGAAGAGGCCTGCGATGAGACCACCCTCAGACTCGCATCGGAACTCGCGAAGAAGTTCTTCGCGCGGTTGGGGCCAGACGACCATTATTCAGCGCTTGTTGATTTGCGCCGTTTTGATGTTCTTCTGGATACTGATCCAACCATTTTCACTAACTCTGAAGCTTATCGACATTTCGTTGCAGGTGTCGGGCTATTAAAGAAGTTGCCCTCCCTGCCACTTGGTGTCGATGCGAAGCTCGCAGCTGTGAAAAAGTTCCTTGAGGGCGAAAAGCGATGTCGCGAGACTAACCTTATCTTCAATCTATGGAAGTTGGGCAAATTTCAGTTTCGCCCAGCCGTTGAGAGCATATTGCATGCTACGCAGCGTAAAATCCAAAAGATCGTCGGCGAGGTTCCGGGTCCAAACGAGGTCCGGTATCGCTTTAGTCCTGGTGGTGCTTCGACAAGTACGAAGAAGAAAGACTCAGAAATCCGCAGACTAATAGCGAGATTGAGTCATTGCAGTGAAGAGTTGGCTGGTGATCCGCTTCTTGGCGAGATCCTAGCGACTGTCCCCGGATTGCAATCATACCTAACGGAGGATTGTAGTTCTACGGACTCCTTTCTGTTGACCATTCACAGGTCACGATTGGACTTCGTCTCGAAGGACGCTACAGCAATGCGGATCATAACCATCGAGCCCGACATGAACAAGTTTGTTCAGAATGGGTACGGTGATTGTCTTCGCACTCGCTGTAAACGTGCAGGTATTGACCTCAGCGACCAGTCCCGTAACAGGGAGCTGGCACGCCTCGGGTCTATAACAGGCGGGATTGCAACCGTCGACCTTACCAATGCTAGTGGACTTTTGGCCCTCGGGCTGATTGAGCACACCTGGCCTCCAGACTGGTTCGAGACTCTAGTCTCGATTCGGTCCGGATATACCTCATATGAAGGAACAACTTTCCATATGCAGGCATTTGCCGGGATGGGCAACGGAACAACCTTTCCTGTCGAATCCATCACGTTTCACTGCCTCGCTGAGGCAACGATGGAGTATCTAAGGATTGTTGGACCAGTTTCCACCTATGGTGATGACATCATCATCCCAGCCGCTGCCTTCCTTTTCTTCCGCGATGTATTGCGGGATCTAGGCCTTGAG